CTTTAGCGGCTAGGATAGCTTCGCTTTTGCCCATCTCGCCTTCGTTGAGTTGGCGGTGTTCGGCAATCCAACGGCCCAATGCTTCACGGATCATTAACAGTTCCATGTACTTGGGGTTGGTTTCTGTTTTGTGTGTACCGTATGTGTTACGGATAAGGTTAATGTTTTCTGCAATGCTACGATTTAGACGACTGGCTTTTTCAAATGTCAATTTGCTAAAGTCAATGCTGAAGCCAAAACGGCTTTCCATTACACGATTCATTTTTTTGGTAGAAGATTGCGGATTTAATTCTTTAAGATTCATGGCTTAACGTCCCATATTTTAAAGTATTTAGTTAAATTCAAAGTTTTTTGTAATTGATTTTTTGCGTCCTCGATATCCATGGACATGTTCTCTACTAGTATGCTAAACAAATCTATTCTCCAGTAATCTTTCTTTTTACGTGCACCACTCAAGTTATGTTTGAGGGTGACCAGTTTGTTCTGTAATTCATTGTACCTGGTGTCTCTAGCCAGTATTTCGTCAGCTAGTGGTACTCGTCCCGATTGGTTGCATACTGCATACGCCACTGCACTCAGCTGACTACTGAAGAATTTAGAACTGTAACGATTGTATTCGACCAGTTCCCAGTCGCCACCGGTGGCAGGTTTGACCACCAGCTTGCCAATCAACAGCATGTTTTTACCAATTGGTATGCATGCTGTGGGTGGATTCGCTGATTCCACCAAGTTGTTGATTTGTTTGAGCTTCCACTGTTTGACGTAATTGGCTGCAAGATCCACAGCCTGTGTTACTTCGGCCAGTTGCTGTTTTTGCTCAGGGGTGCCAAAATATTTAATCTTTGATTTTTTTTGAGTACGAGATTTGGCCATCTTGATTTTTTCGTAGCAGCACGTCTTTGTTTACTAGTTGATTAGCGACCTGCTGCTGCCTTTCATTGAATTTGTTTTTTGGTACTGGCTCGTCGCCAATTTGATGCAAGACGTCGGCTTCCTCGTTGGTGATGGGAAGAATAACGTTATTGAATAACTCTACTATTTTCATTTAGATGCTAGGTGAACGGTTAATGTTATGATGCCAGTGATCAATACACTAACAATGGCTGTACCTATTGCAATAATTTGTTTGCTGGACTTGTCGTTAGCACCAGCCAAGCCTTCCTTAATGGACACAATGTGACCTTCAAGTTTTATTACAGTTTCAGTCAATTGTTGTAGTTTATTGTCTAAGGCATTGTATCTTTCTGCACACAATTCCACATGGGCCTCCAGGCTCTTTTTTTCAATATCGGTAGACATATCATTCTTTCGTTGGTTAACCTATGCCGTATAGTAGTGAGCCTAAGGGTAGCCATGATATGAGCCATAATGGAAATGTGCCTATCGTGCACGATTTTTTATATTTACTCATTTGGGAAAGAAATGAAATGTATATTTTTAATGGCACCATGTGGATGAAACACTGGTAGCATAAAGCGAGCAGTCTCATCAAGTCCAGTAATAATGGGTATATTTTCAAAGTCCAACAACAATCCACCAATGGCTTCTTTGCCCACAGTGAATACACTGGGATGATCTACTCTAAATTCCCATATCCATACAGCATGTTCTCCAGTGTACATGTCGCCAAACAGGTCTGACACGTCCATAAAAACTTGCTCGGGGCCTTGTATCACATGCGGTTGTGTACGCAGTCCCATTAATTGCTTGACTGTTTCCCAATTTCGTTGTTGGTTGCGCTCGTATTCATTGCCGTGTGTTGCTCTAGTCACCCCAGTGGCAGTGATATCGACTAATGTAAATCCTACTATACGATCAATTTCTTGTTGCGCGGTCATGCAAATATTTATAGGATAAGAGAAAGGGCAGAATGAATCTGCCCTTTTCATTAGAACAAGTTCTAATTAGCTTTTTAGGCCAACTGCAGTAACAGTGGTAGAACTTAGGTTAGCACCGTTAACAGTACCTAGAGCTTGAACTGCTGTTTGTAGGTCAGCAGCAGAGAAGCCAGTAGCTTCAACGACAACACGCAATTCGCCGCTGTTGTCGTTCTCAACTTGATAAGCAACGATTGTGCTTTGTGTAGAGATAGTGCGTAGCAAAGCTTCAACAGCGCCACCAACACCAGTTTGACCGCTGATGTCAACGGAACCTGTGTCTAGTTTGAAAATGCTGATGTGTTTGCCGATACCGGTAGAAACGATAGAACCAATGCCGCCACCGTGGATGCCGGTGTCAACGTGTACAACGCCGTTTGCGTCGCCATTTGTGCGTGTAAAAATTGCCATTTTAGTTTTCCTTTAAAAAATTTACGCTGTATGCGTATGTAAATATTTATGATTCGGGAGCAATATTTGATCGTTTCCAGTCTTGTTTGCCGGCAAAATTTTGTCTGCTAAACTCTAGACGATCTACCAGTTTGATTGCCCCACCATCATGCCCAATGGCTACAAATCCTTCAGGATTCATAACTTGATATCCAGTGTCAGTTTTAACAAACGTTCCCACCAGACTCTCAACTTGTTGCAGTTTACGCAATATAGCTAGCTTTAATGATATGACCTTGGTATAGATAGCCATCACACCCAGTAGGGTATTGCTGTTATCGGCCATAAAGCGTTCCTGTTGTTGTATTTTTTCAATGCGGGCTTGAGCTGCTCGGCTCTCGGGCCCACCTTTCAATTTGGCAATTTCTGCATTTTGTTTTTTAGTGTACTCTTCAAAGAATCTTTTCAAGAAAGCAATAGGCTCGCCCACCTGTTCGCCGGCACGTATGTTATTGTTAATGAAGGGTTTGATATACTGTGCAAACTCAGCATTGTGAATAATGACATCAAAATTGTTTTGTGGTATCTTGGCCAAGGTGGCACGACCAGCTTCGATGTTTTTGCTTAATGCTCGGTTTTCACCGGTGGTAAGAGTAGCACGACCTGTCAAGTCTTTGTAAGTGGCATCATCGACCCAGACATCACGAGTCGAGTTTAGGCCAGCCACACTGGCACCAAAGCTGGCCTTCATTTCAGGCAAGCTGGGACCTTCATAGGCGGTATGGAATATAATGCCCATCTTGGCTGCACCAATAGCAGCACCCAAACGACTTTCAACTGGCACAGCATAACTGATGGTGTTGGGAGTAAACACATAACATTTGTCTCCACCAACTTGGTCAACACCTAGGTCATCATGCGTAAACATCATGTCACCCTGTAGCACATTGCCAATGCCCAACTTGGGCAGATACTTGAATGCAATACGCAACTTGGCAGCTAGGCCAGGTTGTGCACTATAATAGGTGTCAATGTCTCGTGCGCTTTTTATCAGTTTGGCATCCTTGGCAAACACACTCTTGGTACCAATAAAGAATTTGCCATCAGCTGGATCGATGCCGCATATGATTGCTGGAGCACCATCCCACTTGGTTGTGACCTTGGCTGCTGGGCTACCAGTGCCGGGACTCAGCATGGCTCTTAGACTGTCAAGGTAATTAAATGCCTTGGCAGCGCCAGCATAACCTTGATTGAATATTTCATCTTCAAGATGCTCAAGGTGAACGTTCTTGCCTTCTTTGCTTTCAAGCAAGAGCCATGGTGCTGGCTGATTACGAATTTCAAATAATTTCATTGTTAGACTTTCCTCTTACGTGCTAGGTCTAGCAATCGTTTAGATTCACGAATCATGCGATTCAAATGTGCCAATTTGCGTTCAACCTGCAGGTTGCGTTTGGCATCGGCTGCACTGATGAATTTTTTACCGCCAACTGTTTGAATGTTGTTGTATCTATCGGCTGTGGGGTTTGGCTGTTGTAACGGTCCGCCGGCAACAAACCACTCTTTGCCAGGATCGCCAGTATACTGCAATACAGTTTGTCCAGCTTGCACAATGTCACCACGTTTTCTGGCTGGTGCTGCAGGTGCAGCCGCTGGTTTTGGTGCTGAAGGTGCAGCCGCTGGTTCTGGTGCTGCAGGTGCAGCCGCTGGTTCTGGTGCTGGTGCTGCAACAGGAGCATCGTCCTCGGCATCACTGTATTTTTGAGCGTAAGCTGCTGCAAGATAATTTAATGTGTCGTCGTTGTTGTTTAAATCACCGGCAAATTTAGGTAGGTTGGTAACTTTAAAAAAGTTTGTGGCCCAGCGGTAAAATCTGTTTGCATCAGGTTGAATGCCTCGTAACTTGTCGCCAGTTGATTGGCGTTGCCAATACGGTAACGCTCGCTTGGCCATGTCTTTAAATTCTGACTCAGCATTGTTATCTATAGGATTACCAGTGTTATCGGGCTCGTAGGGTCTAGCTTGGTATTGGGATTGGGGATTAAAGAATTCTTTTGCACGATCCCACCAACCACCAGCTTCATGTATTTCTGAAAATCTCATTTTATTTTCCTAATTCCTCTGGTGAATTTTGCGGTGTCTTGTGACTTGATGCTGTTTAACAGTCTACGCTCAAGTTCAAGAGCAGTGGCTGAATCATAGCTTTCTTTAAAGTAGTTGATGAGATTTATAGCACCTTGTATGACATGGCTGGCACGACTTTCGATCAGCTGCTCTTTGTCACGTGTAGTGGGCAATGTATCTAGTTCATCAAGAATACTACGGGTCTTTTTTTGCAAAATTCTCTCCGGGGTTTGATTATTTATTGGAATTTTTAAAAAAGGATTTTCAAATCAAACATCGGTGGTGTTACGCAAACTGGACTTTCTGTCGGCCAGTATTTTCTTGATATCTATGCTTTCAGACTTGGCTGTGATCTTGCCTGCAGTGGGTGCTGGCGAGTTTTTAATTTGATTCATGATATCGCTGGCCTTGGTGGTAGTGGGTTCTGCAGTCTCACCTGAGTCAGTGATACGCATGGTCTCGATGTTGTACTCTAAATCAATCTTTTGGCCAACACCGGTACTGCTACGCGATTTCATACATTGTATCTGATACTTGCCACGTTCACGCATGGCTCTGCTGGTAAAAATACCAAACACATTATCTGCTGTGTTAATCTTACTGATACCGCCTGCAATATGGCTATGGTCAAACTCGGGTTCGTCGACAGCACTACGATTCAGCTGACTGGCAGTGACTAGCAGTATGCCCATCTCCTTGGCCAAGTTACGTAGTTCTTCAGCCACGTACTTGTCCTTGATAAACTGATCGTTGGGGTTGACTTTGACGCTGACCGGCATCACCAAGTCAAGATAGTCAACCATGACAAAGTCAATGCCAATACCGGTCTGTATTTGTACTTCTTTCAAGTAAGCACGTATGTCATTGACTGTGCTCTGTGCCGGCATGCCTTTGACACGATACTTACCAAACTTTTTGCTGTGCATGGAAACCTTGAGTGCAGTGGTGTCAATGTCTTTGCGAATCTCTTTTGTGCCGGTATTGGTCAACATGGCATCGGTTCTCAAACTGGTCAGTTCCTCGCTCAACTCTAGTGATATGTAAACGCCACTCATGCCCACCTGTAGCCAATTCAAAGCCATGTTCATCATGACAAGAGATTTACCTGATCCTGATCCACCAGCAAAGATATTCAGCTCGCCTCGGCTCATGCCACCATACAAGATACGATCCATTTGCGGCCAACCTGTGCTGACTTGACCACCATTGTTGAAGTATCGGTTGATACGTGCGGCTGGATCCGCAAAGTAGTCAGTGCCCATG